GTCCCGGGTGTCGCCTCTTTCCCGATCTGGATTCGCCTGAGTGGGAGCAATGCGCCTTGGCTCAAGAGACACCTCCTAGATTGCGTTCTTGTCTGGTTTGTAGTAAGCTAAGTGCATGAAGCTTCGCACCTGCTCCGAGTGCGGCGGCCCGCGACGTTCGCTCGCGCAGGAAGTCTGTAGCCGCTGTCGCAAAAACCCGCATGATGTTTGCTCCTGTGGAGCGCCGAAGTTGGCGGCGAGCGCGATCTGCATCCGCTGTCACGCGAGGGATGCCATCAGGGACCGATGGCAGAACCATATTGCGGGCTCCTACTGCCCAAGCTGCGGCAAGTCCAAAAAGTACCGCTCGCACCTGTGCCGGTCGTGCTACAGGACAACCATGTTTGAAAGCCGTCGGCACGATATAGTGGGCTCCAATGGGTACGTGCTGTTCCGGGTAGGTCCTGGCAAAGGCAATACAGGAGGTCGGCGCAGTTACACCCAACGCTCTCGGTTGGTCATGGAGGGCCTGCTTAGGCGTCGGCTGCATTCGGATGAGATCGTTCACCATGTCAACGGCAACCGGCAGGACGACCGGCCCGAGAACCTGATGCTCATGACCCGCAGTGCACACAGCCGTCTTCATCAGAATCCCACCGGCACTAGGTAGTGCCGTCACCGCCTTCCGTCTTATCGCTCTGTTTCGGGCGGCTCACGACCTCCGCGAAGAAGCCACTCGCCACCTTCTCCGTCGCCACTATTGGGTCTTTCTCATCGTGGTCGCAGGCCGGCCAGGGGATCGGCGGGTCAGCAAACCCGTCCTTCGGCGTGTACATCAGCTTCATCTCATCCTCCTTAGACCGCCAGCGTCACCGTGGACGCCTTCATTAGCACCTTTAGCTCGAACTTGATGCCGGGGTAGCGCAGCGTTTCCGTGATCTGTAGCGGCTCGTCGAAGGCCGCACGTTCGATGGCAGACCAGTGCGCGGTATCGTTCAACCCTTGATGCTGGTCGAAGTAGTCCATCACGGCCTGATACCAGAGGCGCCGCGAGCGATCCGCGTAAATCCCGCTGCCCTGCTCGAAGCAGAGGTACATGTCGATGATCGCCGCGCCCTGCTGCCGGGCCGCGCTCTGGCGCTTGAACTCTCCAACCTCGCGCACGATGTTGATGAAGCAAGGGAAGGTCGCGCCGGACTCCGGCTGCTCGTCATAGGCGTGGGTGATGTCCTTCTCGCCGACCGGCGCCGGGATGGCCTTCTGGAGCACAACGATCGCGTCCAGCACGTCCTGAATCTCAGGCAAGATGAATCCCCAGTCGAAGCCCGAATCGAAGCCGGAGCCCATTGTCGTTGCTCACTTCCCGAATATCTCTTCCCAGCGATCAGCCGGGACGGCCCACATCATCCCCTTGTTCGCGTTCTGGATGGCCTCGTTGATGTTGGCGTCGTCCTGGAACTGCTGGGGCACTTCCCGCACCGACCCGGCAGGCTGCTTCACCTTGTTGTATCCGAGGACGTGCCTGACCCCGTCGCAGCGGATGTAGGAGCCTCGGGAACGCTCCAGTGACGCCTTCTCCTCGCGCAACTGCTTGCCGTCCAAGCTCTCAGAGATGACCCTGATGGTGCGAGCCATTACAGCCCGTACCATGTCCACGTTGGGACGGAAGAATAAGTGATTGTGATGGTTTGGCCTGCGGGAACGACAAACATCCCGGAGGTCAGCCCCGTGGTGAAGCTACCAATCGCAATCACGGTGACGGTACCGCCCGTGATGAAGACCTGGGCATCTACCCCGTAGGCGTTGGTGTAGGCCACTGTAGTCGCTGGGACAGCAGGCGGGCCGAGGACGCCGACGGGGTTGTAGCCAGGGCTGTCCTTGACCTTGCTACCTGTCTTTTGTAGCCGCACCTTTGCCGTAGCGCCCGCACCGATGTCGCAATCAGTAAGGATGCCTGCTGCGCCCGAGGCGCTCTCCTCGTCGTATTGATACTTCGCGTTGGCACCGGAAAACTCTACACCCACAGCTCGCACGCCTCCGACCGCACCTGCCACACGTAGGTTAGAAGCGACACCTGCGCCACTGGCAGAGTTGTCCCGGAGCTTCGTGCCCAGAAGCTTGCAGTCGTCCGCCCCCACAACCATACCCTCTGTGGCACAACCCTCAATCAACCCCCCTATAAATGTCGTGCGGGCGCCATAGTTGTGAACGCCTCGGTAGAGGGAATTCCGAATCGTAGGATTAACGAATTGGACATCTGGAGAGGCCGCGCCTATGGACACGCAGCCGTGGGTAGATTTGCCAGAGCCGTCGATGTCCAAATCAGTGAAACGAGCGCGTGGGGCAGTCGTGAGCACGATTGCGTATGCAGCAACATCCGATAGGGCGCTCCAGTCGATGTTAAGCCCAACGGCTTCGAGCCCATCTACATCAGTAGCGACAAGCGCAGAAGTCGCTCCACCAATCACGGCCAGATTGAGAATTTTCAACACATCGTAGTAGGCACCGATGACGGCAGAACGGCAGTTGACCGCCGTGGCATTTGCAACGCTTACGCGCTGAGCCTTCAGCGCGGCTGTCTCGGAGCTAATCAACGAGAAGCCGTTGACCATATAGGCGTTCGTCAGCTTGATGTCCTGGGAGTTATAGCCACTGGCCGTTCCTGATACGTCAAGTAGGTTCCCGTAGGTCTCAGTCCCAGCGTTCAGAAGCGCGACGTTGTTGATTTTGACGTCGCGGCTGGGGTGCATTCCCATAGCCGTGTCCTGGACAAACTCAAACGTGACATCGGAGATGTGAACATGCTCGGAACCCCTACCGGTGGAGGCTGGCCCCATCGTGCCCAGGCCAAAGTTGACAGTCTTGAAATAGCACTGGCTAACCCAGATGTAATCCTGGCTTATCCACCGCATGCCGTTGCGGCAATTCTCCACAAACAGTCTCTCAAAGCGTAGATGGGAGAGACCTGTCTCAACCGCCACATCCATAAGGTGTTGGCCGAGGGCATTGCTGCCGTTGTCACCGTCGGCCCCATAAATCCAGTAGCCGCGATTTGTCAGGTGGCTGGCCCCCAAGACTATGCCTTTAACCACACCCGTTCCCACAACGATCTGCGTGGCCTGTGGCCCTTGACCCACAAGGGCCTGGTTAGCTACGTTCTGATCGACTTGGGCAGCGAGGGTGAACGGCCCCTCCGTCAGCTCCACCTTGCCCTCACCAGCGGCGGCGATGGCGGCGTTGATGTCGGGGCCGCCGAGCACGTAGTCGGCCTGCGCCTGCCGAAGCGCGGAGGCGGCGGCGGAGGCGACGACCTTCGTCGCGCTGCGGCCGGTGGGCATGACGGACACCAAGAAGTCCCGCAGGTCCTGGGGCGAGATCTCGCCTGCCGTGTTATCGGGGAAGAGGGCCTGCAGGGCCGCAAGCTGTCGGATGGTGTCAGCCACGCTGGAACGCCCCCTCGATCTCTCGCGTCGCCTTCGCCAGCTCCTCCGGCAGGATTTCGACCAGGTGTTCCGCAGCCTGCTCCATGAAGTGCACGCCTTTTGTGCCGCGTGTCTGGAACTGCTTGGCCAATATCCATCCCTGGGATTTCGGGATGCCATGCCGGGCGGCCCATTCTTTCACCGCAAAGCCGGAAAGGCGGCGGCCGCCTGGGAGACGGCCCTGATCGATGCGGACGGCCTCTGGAAGGTTCGTGAAGATACGCGCCGACTCCGGCATTTCCCCAGGCGAAACCCGCGAGCCGATGGCGTTGGCCAGCATCTCAGTGTCGCCCGGGTGCGGGTGCGACTTCTTCCGCGCTGTGTTCCGGCCACGAAGGATGAATCCCTTCACCCACGGTCGGATCGGACCCTTCAGCTTCGCCAACTTCCGGGCGATGTCCTGCGCCCCACGGAGATGGTATTGCAGCATCGAATCCGCCATCAGACCAGCACCCTCGCGCGGTACGGGTCCAGCGCCTGGCGAACATCCGGGTCAAGCCCGCGGTGGATTTCGAGCGTGCCGATGGCCGGTGCCACGATGGTCGTGGCGTCCGCCGTCTCCCGACGCTTCCATAGCCGCCCGGCCCACATGAGCGCGGCGCCGACCACGGCCTCCTCGTAGACGTAGCGGCGAATCACGCTGCTGGTGATGTGCGTTGCAGCCGTCGTGCCGTTGACGCCGCGCACGACGGTCAGCGTGTTCGTAGTGATGGAACTGATATACATCTGCTCA